CTTTGCCTTATCTCTTGATTTAAGTTTTGCAAGTTTTTGATTAGCGGTGTGTATGTCTCCGTTAATGATTTCATTTATAAACTCCTTGTCATCCATATAGTGTGCTAACATTCTTAATTCTAAACCACTAGCATCTATACCTACTAATTTATTTCCTTCTTCTACTATCCAACAAGACCTACATTCTTTACCATACGGACTAGAACTACTAGGAACTTGTGCTAAGTTAGGATTCCTATGTGTCATCCTTCCGGTTATAGCTCCGTTAGGAATAACAAAGCCATGTACTCTACCATCTTCTTGAAGAGATTCAAGCCACGACTCTATTTGTGCTATTCTTTTTTGCAGTAATAAAAACTTAGCAATAAGATTAGCTTCATGTATATGAGTTATCTCTGATAAAGTTTTCTCATCTACAATAGGCTGACCCGTAGGTGTAAACCTATCAGGCTTCCAACCGAAGTCAGTAAGATATTCACCAATCTGTTTACGACTTCCAAGATTAAACTCTTGTAAAGTTTTTCTCATGAATGGTTCGTAGTTAGAAGTCTTTAAACATCTTTCATACTCTTCGTCAGTAAGTCCTCTCTTAGAAAGAACTCCGTCTTTTCTAATGTAAGGTGTAACTAACTTATCGTCTACCCATTTAGGTTGAAATGTTTCATGCACTTCATCTTCAATAGACTGCATCTCTTGTCTAAGTTCTGCTAATAAAAGATTGGCATTAATCTCGTGAAACTTAAAGCCATCTTGTTCCTGTCGTTTCATTATGTCAGCAATGTCATGTTCCAAACATACTGACTCTTTTGAAAATCCTTTTGCTTCTTTCTTTAATTCTTTGAGAACTAAAGTATTAAGTTGTACATCACGAACACAATAGTTCAACATATCTGACGAATAGTTTTGATAGTCTTCAAACTCAATTTTATTGAAGCCTAATTTGTATCCCCACTTTTCTAGTGAATGTCCACCTTCACGAGTAGGATTAAATAGTCTTGATAGAACTAATGTATCGAGAAGTTCTATATCAGTTAAGTCAACATCAAAAAACTTTTTAATCATTGGTACATCGAAACCAATAATGTTGTGACCTATTAATCTATCTGCTGATTGTAATAGTTTTACACCGTCATCAAGTTTATTAGGCGGGAACTTAAATATTTCATTTGTGTCTACATCTTGAGCAACAATACACCAAACCTTAGTGGCTTTTAAATCGTCTGTTTCTATGTCAAATACTAAATCCATAATTAAAATCCATGTTCGTCTTCGTTAACTTGTATATCAGACATGTCAACTTCTGACAACCTGCCGGTATCTTTATCATAAAGTAAATGAGAAGCTAGTCCTACATCTCCAGTATATCTAGATTTAAGTACTCTCATTTTAGTAGTTCTGGCTTCATCAGCATCGTCTGATTGTTGATTTCTTTCTAATGCTATCACACAATCTGATAATTGTCCAATACTATTTGAACCTCTTAGATGAGATAAGGATACTTCAATACCATTCTCGTGTCCTTTGTTACCATCAACTCTACGAAGATGAGAAACTAAAACAATACCTGCTCCGGTTTCTTCTACTAAACTTCTAAGCTTTGTCATAATAGAATCTATAGCTCTACGTTCATCGCCTTCATGGACAGCACTGACTAACATATGTAAGTGGTCTACTACTACCCATTTACATTCACAACCGATAATCATATATCTTAGTTTTGAAAAGATGTCATCAATGTCATTAGTTCCAAAGTGAGAATGTACCCAGACTCTATTCTTATTGTCTCCATCATAAAGAACATCAAAGAATTTATCTAGTTCTTCTTTACTAAAGTTCTCTCGTTCTTGGTCTATGTAAAGTCTAGCGTTAGCTTCAATAGATAAGATGCCATCGATAGTCCTTCGCCAATCTTCTTCAAGAGCAATCACTCCAACATTATCTGTTGTGCTTTTTATTAAGTGATGTTCAAGCTCTCTAGTTACTGAAGACTTACCAAGTCCTGTACCACCTGTAAGAGTTACAAGTTCTCCCTGTCTAAGACCATAAAGTTTTTCATTGAGTCCTTCCCAAGGATAGGGTATGCTTGTTTTCTTTTCTCTGTTGTGGAACTTGTCTCGTTGTTCAGATACATTTATGACACCAGAAGGTGTATAAACTTTAGATGCCCACCAAGATTCGACAAACTCTTTATGCCTATTGCTTCTAAGCATATCGTTAGGGTCTTTCCAACCATTGGGTAAAGAAAGTATCTTAGCCTTGCTAGGTTTAAACAGTCTAGCTACTTTTTGCGAAGCTTCTTTACCTGCTTTGTCATTATCAAATGCGATAATAACATTTTCAAAATCATCAAAGAACTCTAAACTTTCTTTAATATCTTTGACTGCTCCAGAAGCTCCGCTTTTAATAGACACAACTGCCCACTTACTACCTAGTAGTTCATAGGCAGCCATAGCATCACACTCTCCTTCGGTAATAGTAATATACTTACCACCTTTAAAAAGTTGTTGACCGAATAATCCAGTCTCTGCTTTAGTGCCGTGCCAGAAGAATATCTTATCTTTAACACTCCTTGTCTTAGTAGCTGATATTTCATACCCATTATAAAATGGATACATGTGTTTAATTACATTCCCTTGTAAATCATGAACAACTTTAACTCCATATTTCTGAGCAGTATCTTTAGATATTTTCCTATCAGTCAATGCTGAAAAAGAACCTACCTCAATATTGTCAGGTTGTTTAAATGTATTATCTGTTTGTACTTCCATATTATTTCCTTCGCAACTTTGTTCGTAGTTAGGCATGAAGGTGTCACAACTAAAACATTTAGCTGAACCATCTTCATTAACACCAACTGCATCGCTACTGTTACATACCGGACATGGTTGGTGCACCTTATCCCAAGTGCTTGTCATATTAGCCCTCACTAATTATTATTTATCTTTAGTATCCTCTGTAATAATTTTAGTTTCAGATACTTCCTCTGTAGAAACTTCTTCTACAACTGCTTCGCTACAGCTTTCTAAAAGCTTTTCAAGATTAGCTCTATGTGTAGCACTTGCAAAGTTGACTGCTTCTGCTAAAGTTTCAAGAGTTCCTACTTTAGATATTATAACTCTAGACTCATTCTGTTTAGCTTCATCAGATATTTTAGTAACATCATAAATAGTTTCTCCATCATCTTTTTTAATATTAATAATCATATTAAAACTCCTCGTTGTCTGCTGATTGTTCAGCGTACTCAACTAACTCTACAACTTTAACTGCAATCAATTCAGCAAAAGTTCCATAGTCATTACTATAAGGTTTAATTTTTACTTTAACCTTAGAGCCATTGCCTAGTGCAACATCCATAGGGTTGCCGTCACTATCGATTAGCTTTGGTGCTTCATTGATACGACCCGCAACTTCTACTTTTCTACTAAAAGAAAAAGCAGGTTTCTCAAACTTAGGTTGCCCACTTCTATCTCTAACTTGAGAGATACCTTTTGCTTCTAACTCAGAAGCTGTACTGTCATCAGTTAAAACTGTAATGACATACTTGTGAGGTTGAAACCTCGTGTTAGGTGTAGTGATGTGTGGATACATCGCCTCTCCTTCTACATACTCATACATATTTTTACTCCTATATATAAATTGTTTTAATTACTTTGTACATTATACCACAAGTAGATTTAAATTGCAAGTCTTTTTTCTTTTCGCTTTGCATTATTTTTTTGCTTAGTCATTTCATTTTCTTCTGCAAACCAATCATTGATGATGTGTTCTTTTAAATCTTTAGTTGATAACTCAGTATTATTTTTAGTTATCTTTATGTGTTTAGTATTAACAATTAAAGTTGCATAGTTGTGATACTTTTCATCAGTCAATGCAAATTGATAATCTGGAGCATTGTAATACAGAACACCATTAATATCCTCTGCATACATGCCGTAGTCTATTTGTTGTTTTTGTTTTTTCATATTCCCTCTTTAAATTAGGCGATGGCAGTAAAAATGTAGGTGGCTATTTCTCCTACGTTCTTCTGCAGTACCAATCTTTCTACTACCACCTTTAAATTCTGTGAGGTTTTTTCCGAGACCTCAAACTCGCTTGTCTTTTTGCAAGACATACTGACATGGTTAGGAAGGTTTTGTTGAGGGCTACCATATCAATTAAAAGATGTCATTGAAAGTGACAATCTCATTATTATACAATGTCACAAAGTAGTTGCCATTAGTTTTAGAAACTTCATAACAAACTTTATACTCATACCATTCCTCGTAGTTATCTTTTACATAATCTACAAACCTGTAGTACTCATCTTCAGTGACTTGTTTTGTTGTTGAATAAAATATATCTCTTTGTGCTTTCATAATTTAGGTCTCCATTATACCATACTTTTAATTAAATTGCAACCCCTATACCAACATTACCAGAAGAATCAATACTAATTTCTTCTGCATAATTTTTATTCCACCACTTAGGTTTTGACCTACCTTTCTCCCACTTGGCATAGTGCTTTTCGTTAATAACGTATCTACGATAGGCAACAATAGGGTCTTCATGCTTGTATTCATCAGGCATAGCTTGTGCGAGTGATGTCATTTCTCCTTGCTTTATATTCTTTGGATACTGCATCAAAGGTTTTTCTAACTTAACAAGACTTGCATGTTGTTTGCCGTATCGAAAAGTGTACTCCATACCTAGTGCTAGAAAGTGTGCATACAGCCATGAA